GTAAACGCTTTCAACATACCTTTGACTTCGTCCCCACCCTGTTTGTTCCAAATAAATCTATCGGTGTCTCATCTATCCCTTGGAAAACTTTAGAGGGTAAACCTGTTTATGAGATTACTCCAGGAACTATCTCAGACTGTAAAGATTTTATCTCTAGATACGACGGTGTTGAGGGGTTTGAGATCTACGGAAATACAAACTATGTTGTTCAGTATATAAGTGACAACTATACTGGTGAAGTGGTGTTTGATATTGATAAGATAAGAATCTTTACGATTGATATTGAAACCGCAACTGAAGAAGGGTTCCCAAATATTGAAACTGCTAACGAGGCAGTTCTTCTAATTTCAATCAAAGACTTTACCACAAAGAAAACCATAACGTTTGGTACTCGTCCGTTTAATAATACACGTAACGATGTTATGTATATTGAATGTAAAGATGAGTATACTATGCTCAAGAAGTTTATGGAGTTCTGGCAGAAAAACTATCCTGACATTATCACAGGGTGGAACACAAACTTTTTTGATATTCCATATCTTTTGGGTAGGATTGAACGTATCCTTGGCACTAGGGATGCTCAAAAGTTTTCTCCTTGGAAAATGATTCGTCGTAGAGAAATCTATGTTAGGGGTAACAAAGAAATTGCTTATGATGTGGTTGGTATTGCTTCCTTAGATTATCTCGATCTCTATAAGAAGTTTACTTATTCAAACCAAGAGTCTTATCGTCTAGATCACATTGCCTTTGTTGAACTTGGTGCTAACAAACTAGACCACAGTGAGTTTGAAAACTTCAAAGACTTCTATGAAGGTGACTGGCAAAAGTTTGTTGAGTATAATATTCATGACGTTGAGTTGGTTGATAAACTTGAAGATAAGATGAAGCTGATCGAGCTTATCTTAACTATGGCATATAATGCTAAGATAAACTATGAGGATGTTTATTCTCAGGTTCGTATGTGGGATGCGATTATCTATAATCACTTGAAGAGCAAAAACATAGTTATCCCGCAAAAAAGTTTTACTGAAAAGAGTGCTCAGTTTGAGGGTGCGTTTGTTAAAGACCCTATACTTGGCATGCATAACTGGGTTGCTTCATTTGACTTGAACAGTCTATACCCCCACTTGATTATGCAATATAACATCAGTCCTGAAACCATGGTTAAGGATTTTAATGTTAACTGTAAAGTAAATAGTTTGTTGAAACAAAATGTAGATACCAGTGAAGTTAAAGAAAGAAACCTTTCTATGACTGCTAATGGCTGGTGTTATAGCAAAGAGAAGCAAGGTATATTTCCTGAGTTGATGAATAAGATGTATGTTGACAGAAGCAAATATAAAAAGATGATGCTTGCTGTTGAACAAGACTATGAAAAAACCAAGGAACCAGAACTACTCAAAGAAATATCTAGATTGAACAATCTGCAGATGGCAATGAAGATTGCTTTGAACTCTGCTTATGGTGCGATGGGCAATCAGTATTTCCGTTACTTTGATATTCGTATGGCTGAGGGTATCACTACTTCAGGACAGTTAAGTATTCGTTGGATTCATAATAAGATGAACGAATTTATGAACGAGATACTTGGTACTAAAAATGAAGATTATATTATTGCTGTTGATACGGATTCAATTTATGTAACATTTGAGAAGTTGGTTGAGAAGTTCTTCAAAGATAATCCAACTGAAAAGATTATCTCATTAATGGATAGATTTTGTGAAGATAAAGTTCAACCATATATAGATAAGTGTTATAATGAGTTGGCTCAGTATATGAATGCTTATGATCAAAAAATGGTCATGAAGCGAGAAGTTCTTGCTGATAAAGGTATCTGGACTGCGAAAAAGAGATACGTGCTGAACGTCCATAATTCTGAGGGTGTTCAATATGCCAAACCAAAACTAAAGGTTATGGGACTAGAAATTGTCAAGTCCTCCACACCTGCAGTTATCCGAGAAAAACTAAAGGATGCTGTTAATGTAGTTTTGGGAGGAGACGAAAAGGTTCTGCATAAATTTGTAGAAGATTATAGGAAAGTATTTAATTCCTTGCCAGTAGAAGATATTTCTTTCCCAAGAGGTGTTAATGGAATGAAACAGTATGCTGGTTCTCCAATATATACTAAGGGTACTCCAATCCATGTGCGTGGTGCTTTGTTATTCAACCATCATTGTAAAAGATTGAAGATATCTAAAAAGTATCCAGAAATTAAAGATGGAGATAAGATAAAATTTGTTTATGTTAGCAAACCAAATCCATTTTCTGAAGACGTGATTGCTTTCTTGCAAACACTACCAAAAGAATTTGATTTAAATTCGTATATAGATTATAATACTATGTATGAGAAAGTATTTCTTGATCCTTTGAAAACTATTATAGAACCAATGGGCTGGTATGTTGAACCACAAGCTAATCTAGAAGAATTTTTTGGATGAAAAATATACGCATAATTAAAACAGGTATTAATGTATCTAAAATACTCAATCAGTTGAAACAATACCCTGAAGATTGGGGTAACAATAAAACTATTGAGGGTGTGAAGAGTAATATAGATAAACATGGGTTCCCCAAAATAGAAGCAGATGTTTTGCAACTAGTTATTGGTGGTATAACTAAACCTGAAGAATATGTTGGGGATACTGAGATATGTATTCCTACGCCTGCGTATGAGCGTCATACTGAGATAATTAAGTTTTTAAAGAGGCACTTCAAGAAGTTTAAACGTTGTGGGTTTCTTTCGTTGCCAGTTGCTGGTCACGTCGGTGCTCACATTGATATAGGTAGTTATTATCAAACGAAAGATCGCTATCATCTTTCTATTCAAGGTAAGTATCGTTATTATGTAGGTGATGAGTATTATGATGTAGAACCAGGAACTTTGTTGTGGTTTAATAATAAACTTGAACATGGGACTGAGAACATCGGTGATGAAGTAAGAATAACATTCGTATTTGATGTACCACATTCGAAAAACAATCCGTGAGGTTAATATGGAATTTTTAAAATCAATCGTAAAGGAGTTGGACAATGAATTTGCTGGAGTTGCCGATCAGGGTGTTGTCGGTGATACTGATGCTTTTATTGATACTGGTTCCTATGCTTTTAATGCTCTTTTGTCTGGTACCATTTTCGGTGGTTTACCTTCTAACAAAGTTACAGCATTGGCAGGAGAATCTTCAACAGGAAAAACGTTCTATGCGTTAGGTATTTGTAAAAGTTTTTTGAGCACTGATGAAAATTCAGGTATAATTTATTTTGAAACTGAGGGTGCGCTGACTAAAAAGATGCTAGAGGATAGAGGTATTGACACTAGCAGATTTGTTATCGTTCCAGTTTCTACTATTCAAGAGTTTAGAACTCAAGCAGTTAAAATTCTTGAAGGATATGAGAAAACTAAAAAAGGTGACAGACCACCATTAATGATGTGTCTAGATTCTTTGGGTATGCTGTCAACTAGTAAAGAGATGGAAGATGCCGCTTCAGGTAAAGATGTTAGAGATATGACTAGAGCACAACTTATTCGTGGTGCCTTTAGAATATTATCTTTGAAGTTATCTAAACTTGATGTGCCAATGCTAGTTACTAATCACACGTATACCACAGTAGGTTCTTATATTCCTATGCAGGAAATGGGTGGCGGTTCTGGTTTGAAGTATGCTGCTTCAACTATTGTTTATCTGAGTAAGTCTAAAGATAAAGACGGAACTGAAGTTATTGGTAATATTATTAAATGTAAGTTGCAAAAGTCTAGATTCACACGTGAACAATCTATGGTTGAAACTAAACTTTCGTTTACTACAGGTTTAGATCGTTATCATGGTTTGACTGACTTGGCTATTGAAGCAGGTCTTTGGAAGTCGCAAGGTGGACGTATTGAATTACCAGACGGTAAAAAAGTTTTTGGTAAACATATTATGCAAGATGTTGAAAAGTATTTTGATTATGATACACTAAAAGTTATTGACGAGTATTGTCAATCTAAGTATTTGTTTGGTCATGAAGACCCACCTGCACCAAAAGATTATTCTGAAGGTGATGAAGATGTTGCATGAGGAGTTTCATGAAGATGCTCCAATAAGACCACATAAGGTCTTAGAAAAGAAAGATGATGCAAAAACAGAAGCATTAATGTTGACAGAGGGGAAACATAGTGGTATAATATTTTCATATGGTGCAGTAAAGTTTGAAGAGGACAAGGGTCAAGATAAACTCAAATTGAAGTTTGATTATGAAGTTCATGATGATGGTGGAGTGCTTTATAATAAAGAAGACTTTGAAGAAGAGTTGGGTGACTTCTTGATGGAGCTGCTAAGTGAGCAGTTAATTATGAATGGAATAGTATATACAGGCGGTATTGATGAGAATAGAACAGACGATCCTGAACAATCTGATACATAATGAAGACTATGCAAGAAAAGTATTACCGTTTTTAAAGAAAGATTATTTTCAAAATCGTCAAGAGAAAATAGTTTTTGAAATTGTTTCTAAATTTTACACTGACTACAACAAACCACTAACGAAAGAAATTCTTTCTATTGAAGTTTCTAATCGTAGGGACTTGTCTGATGTTGAGCACAAATCATTACAAGAATCTGTTGATAGTTTATCAGGTGAAGATGTCAATGAAGATTGGTTACTAGAACGTAGCGAAAAATTCTGTAAAGAAAAGGCACTTCATAATGGTATAATGGAATCTATCGGTATCATAGATGGTAAAAATACTGTCTTGACTGCAGATGCCATACCTTCCTTACTTCAAGAAGCATTGGCAGTTTCTTTTGATAAACATGTCGGTCACGATTATCTTGAAGACGGTGAAGAACGGTATGCTTTCTATCATAAAGTTGAAGAAAAGATGCCCTTTGATCTTGGTATGTTCAACACTATAACCAAAGGTGGTCTTTCTAAGAAAACACTCAACGTTGCGCTTGCTGGCACTGGTGTCGGTAAGTCATTGTTCATGTGTCACGTTTCAGCTGCTGCTTTACTTCAGGGTAAAAATGTTCTCTATATTACTATGGAGATGGCTGAGGAAAGAATCGCAGAGCGTATTGATGCTAACTTACTAAACTTATCCATGGATGAGTTGAAGGTTGTTGAAAAATCAATCTTCATAAACAGACTTGAAAAACTGAAAACTAAAACTCAAGGTAGGTTGGTAGTTAAAGAGTATCCAACTGCAGGTGCTCATGCTGGTCATTTCCGTTCTTTAATTGATGAACTAAAAATGAAACGTGATTTTGTTCCAGATGTTATCGTTATTGACTATCTAAACATTTGTTCAAGTCAACGTATTCGTCAAGGAGCGAATGTAAACTCTTATACATATATTAAAAGCATTGCTGAAGAACTACGAGGTTTGGCTGTAGAATATAATGTTCCTATACTAAGTGCTACACAAACTACTAGATCTGGTTTTTCTAACACTGACGTTGACTTGACAGATACTTCTGAGTCTTTTGGTTTGCCAGCAACTGTTGATTTTATGTTTGCTCTAATATCAACTGAAGAGCTTGAGCAGCTTAATCAGATAATGGTTAAGCAGTTGAAGAACAGATATGCTGATCCTAGTAGTTATAAGAGATTTATTGTTGGTATTGATAGAAGTAAAATGAAACTATATGATGTTGAGGTTTCAGCGCAAGAAAATATAGCAGATTCTGGGCAAGATGATACTCCAGTTTTTGATAATAGTGAATTTGGTAGAAGAGCGAAAAAAGAAATTAGTTTTGATGGATTTAAATTTTAGGAGTTTATATGGTAAGAACTATACTTGCTGACAAATTAATTGACTGTGAAGATCTTCTGGGTAAATTTGTAGACGACAGTTATTATGATATTTTAATTGATAAAGATACTGATTGTTATCTTCCTTCTAATAATCTTGAAGATACAGATCAAGTAAGTGAGAAGCGGATTGCTTTCAAGTTTAGAAAAAATTATTTCAATGAACAAGAGCAGAAAGATGCTTATGATGGTTTGATAGGTGCTGCTGTTAGTACAGAAAACAGAGGTCTAGCGTCTGGAACTAAAGACGGAACTAATGTTGGAGACGGTACTAGAGTTTGGGTAACTAACTATCAACAAGAAATGATGGACGAATTATTAAAACACGAAAGTGCTAGTGATTTTTTTCTCGCAGAAGATCCAATCGACGTAGTCAACGCAAAGTACCCCACGGAAGAATCTAGAAAGAAAGCATTGGGTGGTGGTAAAAATAATGTGTGGGTTATCTATAGAATACATGAGGGTTTTGACTTTGATGTTTGGTTAGAATCTATCAAAAGATTTGATCATAAGAAAAGAGCTGAAGCTGTCAGAGAGATAGAAAAATATATTAGTGAAACTACCTATGGCAACCCAGTAGATTCTGGTATTGCTGGTTGGTTTGATCGGTATCCTAGGATACCTTATGGTAGAGCCACATCGTATACTAGAGACAACTTTGATAAATTTAAAATGTCTTTTCCATTTTTAAAGAATCTTTCTAAAGGATTTCAAAATCTTTTACCTAAAAGACATGCTGCTCAACAGGAAGCGATTAATAAAATTGATCCAAAGTTTGTAGTTCCTGAAACAGTATTTACTACAGTTACTGTCAATAAGACATTTAGAACAGCTTGCCATAGAGATGCTGGAGACTTTACTGATGGACTATCTAATCTTCTAGTTCTATCTAATGATGGTAGATATACTGGTGGATACTTAGTACTTCCTGAACTTAGAATAGCAATTAACGTAAGACCTGGAGATCTGTTACTGATTAATAATCATGAGTGTATTCACGGTAACACACCAATAGTTTGTGAAGAAGGTTCACATAGAGTTTCTTTGGTTTGTTATCTCAGAGAAAAAATGCTTGAACTTGGTTCATATGAATATGAAAATACTAGATATGAATATGTTGAGTCAAGAAGAAAAAATCTTGATCATCCTCTTCAAAGAAAACTGTGGAACGGTGTTAGTCCAGGGATGTGGAAGGAGCAAGAATGGTATGATTATTTGAGAAGTAAACTTGGTGAAGAAGGCATTTCAGAACATAATAGATTAGTGGAGTCATAAATGAG